CCGCGACCGGCATCGAGTAACGAGTTCGGACGAGCCGCCGACACAGGCTCGACGCTTGGCCCAAGCGACAACAGGGCAACGCACGCCTGAAGCGACAGATGGCAGCGCACCGCAGCGACACGCGGAACATGAGGATGACCCATGGCTGAACGAGACGACGTCACAGAACTGTCTGAAGACTCATTGTTCGACAACGCGATTGATCCGCCTGCAGCAGAACCGGCGCCATCGGTGGCACCGGAGCCGGCAGAGAAACCGCAAGTCGAACAGGCCAAGCCGGAACCAGAGGCAGCGGCAGCGCCCGCGGGTGACAAGCCCAAGGTCGATGACGATGCGCACATGGTGCCGTCATGGCGGCTCAAGGAGATCACGGAGGAGCGGCGCGCGGCGCAGGCCGAGCGTGATGCCTTCAAGCAGCAACGCGATCAACTGGCGTTTGAACAGCAGGAATTCCGGCGGCGCCTGGCGCAACTGGAAAAACCTGCCGAGCAACCGCAAGAGCCCGATCCGTTGCTCAATCCCCGTGAGTATCGCGAGTTCATGGAGCGGCGCTTCGAGGAGCGTCTGGTCAACGAACGCCGCGAGATGAGTTTGCAGAGCGCGAAGCGGACCTACAAGGAAGAGTTCGACCAGGCTTACGAGGCGGCACAGAAATTTGTCGATCCCGCATTGCGGGCTCGCATGCAGCACTCGTCGGACCCTGGCGAAACTCTGATCGGCTGGTTCCGCGAGCTCAAGATCCGCGCCGAGGTCGGCAACGATCCTGCCGCTTATCGCAAGAAGATCGGTGACGAAATGCTCAAGGACCCCGAGTTTCGCAAGCGGGCGATGGAAGCCTGGCGAACCGAAGCCCAGGGCAATCAGTCTGGTGAACGCCCCATGTTGGCTCCCTCGCTGAACGGCATCAGCCGTTCGGCCGCTGCACTGCGCGCGTCGCAAGCGGACTTGTCCGACGACGCGCTCTGGGACTCAACCCTGACCTGATCGCGTTTCACGTTGTTCGATGATCACCCGCCCTCTCGGCGGGTTTTTTATTGGCCGTGAGCGCTGTCCAGGTCTTTCACATGAAAGGCGCGGCCCATGGCCCTCACGGCAAATCATGTCAACAATGAAGTCATCAAGTTCCGCAAAGATGCGGCGTTCGACTTCCTTCGTGCATCACGGTTCGACCCCTACATGGGATCGGACAGCACTTATCCGATCGTTCGATTGAAGGATCTCGCGGCCGACGGCAAAGAGATCAACATACCGCTCGTCACCCAACTCACGGGCGCGGGTGTCGGTGCCGGCACCTTGCGCGGCAACGAAGAGCAAATCGACAGCTACGGCTTTCCGATCTGGGCCGACTGGGCCCGCAACGCGGTGGCCAACAATCGTGCCGTCAACAAGGAAAGCTCGTTCTCCATCCGCTCGACCGCTCGCAGCTTGCTGTCGGGCTGGTCGCGGCGAATTGTCCGTGACGACCTGATTGATGCACTGCTGTCGATCCCGACCTCGACCATCCAGTCCAACCGGCTCATCGCGCCGGGCAATCGCGTCAATGGATTGCGCTGGTCGGCAGCGCAGGCGTCAGACAAGAACAGTTGGCTGACATCCAACTATGATCGGGTGTTGTTCGGCGCCGTGCTGAGCAACCACTACACGGTGGCAACCGGTGCGGTGGCGACGTTTGCCACGGCGGCGGGCAACTGCGACACCACCGCCGACAAGATGACGGCGGCGATCGGCTCCTACCTCAAGCAGATCTGCCAGCAGACCGGCGTCTCGGCATCCAACCCGGGTGTCTACAACGGCCGGCCGAAGATCAACCCGTTCCAGATCAAAGGCACCGATCAGGAATGGTTTGTCTGCTTCCTGGGTTCGCGCGCGATGCGGGATTTGAAAAACGATCCCGTGATGTACCAGGCCAATCGCGATGCGCGTGCGCGTGAAGCCGCTCCGACCAGCAACAACCCGATCTTCACGGGCGGTGGGCTGATCTACGACGGCGTCAAATATCTGGAGATGCCGGAAATCACCCAGCGCCTGCTCTTGGTTGGCGCTGGTTCGTCGACCGATGTCGAGCCGTTCTTCATGATGGGGCAAGGCGCGATGGCCTATGCGATCGGCCAGATGCCACGCCCCACTCAGCTTGAAGATGGCGATTATGACTTCATCACCGGCATGGGTGTCGAAGCCCAATTCGGTGTGGCAAAGATAGCCAAAGCGCCGCTGAGCGTTGTCGGCGCCACCACTGGCTCGTTGGTCGATTGGGGCATGGCGACGGGCTTTGTCGCGGCGCCGGCGTCGGCTTGATCGGAACTACCCGGGGGCCTCACGGCCCCCGGTTTTTTTGTTTGAAACTGCATAAGGCCATATCAGGAGAAATCGTATGGCAGTTACCACTCGTAAGGACTGGACCCAGCCGCAGGCTGGCGGACAGGGCTTCGCTCGCACCAATAAGACGTTTGGCCGTGTCGTGACAGTCACGGCGGCCGACAACACGACCAACGTCGTTCTCGGTGCTTTCACCGTGCCGGCTGGTTTTGTTGTTCTCAGCGTGCTGGCGGTGTCCACCGTTCTCGGCGCCAGCATGACGTACAATGTCGGAGATGCGGCCTCAGGTGCGCGCATTCTCAGTGCTGCCGCCGGATCCGCAGTGACGCCGGTTACGGCGCTTGTCTCGACTACTCTGCTGTACAAGTACACGGCAGAAACCGAGATACAAATCACGATAAATCTGCAGGGTACAGGACAGCCTGCCGGGACCATCGCTCTCTACCTCACCGGCTTCATCGACAACTAGTTCGGCTCGCTGGTCCCTCAACTCAGCGACCGGACAGCCGCCGGTTTTGTCCCGCAATATCGACGCACGGGCAGCCGGCGGCTTGTTTATCAAACAGGAGAACCCATGGCTAAAATCTCAGTGACCTATCACGCACCGAAAGGTGACAGCAAAACCACCGAAATGCTCGGCCATACATTCCATGACGGCAAGGCCGAGCATCTTGATGATGACACCCCGGCCCAGAAGGCGATCGTTCTTAAGCTCAGGGGCAACAAGTTCTTTGAAGTGTCAGGGGAAGGCGGCACCGCATACGTCAAGCCGACCGCCGCCGAGGCCAAGGCGATCGCCGACGAAGCCAAAGCCGAAGCCAAAGAAGTCAAGGAATGAAAGGGTTGGCACCTATACCTGGTGGGTAGGTGTGAACCGGCGGCTCGCTTGTGCGTTTTCGCCCGCAAGCGGGCCGTTCGTTTTTAATGGAGGTTGTGATGCCGGTGAAAGTGTCGGTGACGTATCGCGCGCCGAAAGACGACAGCAAGGTCTGTGAGATATATGGCCACACGTTCTTTGACGGCCACGCCGTCGAGATCGAAGACACACCAGAGAACGAGTTCGCCATCGGCAAGCTGTCGCGCAACAAGGTTTTCGAGGTGGTGAAATCGGCGGCGGTCAAGGTCAAACATAGGCTGCAAGACAGAGTGCAAGCCCGGTTGCAGGCCGATCCCGAACCAGAGCCAGAGCCTGAGCCCGAGCCAGAACCAGAGCTCGAACCTGAGCCGAAGCGCAAGACAGCAGTGGCCTCACACAAGCCAGCCAGGCGCGCTCATAAATGAAAACCCGCGCCGAGATCATCTTTAAGGTGCTGGCGATCCTGACCGGCGGCGATGTCAGCACCAATCCGTCGAACGAGGATGCTGCAGCGATCGACGGCTATATCGACGCGATGGTGGCCGAGTTGATGGCGGACGAGATCTACATCTCGGACCCCGACAGCATGGGCGAGGATATCTTCATCAATTTTTGCAAGCTCGTGGCCGACAGCGCGGCCGAGGAGTTCGGCGCCAAGTCGGATCCCAAGGCCTCGCAGTATTGGCGCAACCGCATCCGCGCCATCACGAGGCCTAGGCCGGGTTACGGCCCCCAGGAAATCGAATTCTTCTGATGACGTGGCGAGATTTCGACAAGGATTTTCTGATCAAGGCACTGGTCGTCTTGATCCTGCTGATCCTGTTTTTGCTGATCCCGTACTATGTGCTGGGCAGAGGAGTGTAGGTCATGTCGATAGGTCTGCTGTTCTGGGTGCTGATGGTGTTGTGGTTCGTGTCATGGCTTGGCGCTATTTACGGACCAGGGGCTTATCCATGGGTGCATGCCAACAACGTACTGTTTTTCATTCTGCTGTTTTTGCTCGGTTGGCACGCTTTTGGTTTTGTCATCCACGCCTGATTGATCGATGCCCGAACTGTGGGACCAACTGACGCAGCAACCGGTTGCCGAGCCGCCATCGCTGTGGCCGCAAGGCGATCGGGCGCCGCTGCGGATCACGGTTGGTGGGCCGACCATGAAGGACGGCGCGCAGGCGTCATCGGGCTCGAGCCTCGATCCGTTCAATCCGCCGCAAGTGGAGTATGTCGGCAAGCCGCTGGCGCGCACTCTGGAGAGCATGATCAGTGAGATTGGCCGCAAGGGTCAGGGCTTGTTTGGTCACCTGATGAATGCCGAGGCTGAGCGCACCGGACAGGCTCCCACGGTTTCGACCGACTACGATCCGCAAAGTGAAGCAGTCAAGAATGCGACTGACCTGGCCAGCTATGTGACGATGGCACCGTCTGTCACGGGTGGTGTGCCCGGATCTGTCGGCATGGGCATCCGCGCCTATCACAGCAGCCCGCACGACTTCGACAGGTTCGATCTGTCGAAGCTAGGCACCGGACAGGGCGCGAACAGTTATGGCAAGGGTTTCTACGCTGCCGAGAACCCGATGGTGAGCGGGCAGGGTGGTGAGTATTGGCAGGAGTTCGCGCGGCACCCGGCACTGGACAAGACGCAGCGTGATGCTGCCGAGTTTCTGGCGTTGCATAATTTTGATAGGCAGAAGGCGGCACAACAGACGCGAGCGCAGTTTGAGCGAGCTGTTGGTGGGCATCCGATATCAGCGGAGCAAACTGAGTTCGAAAAAATTGTGCGACTGCTTGAAAGCGACAAGCAAGTTGGGCCGCGCACCTACGAGCTAAACATTAAGGCTGACCCAAAACAATTCTTGCAATGGGATAAAACGCTCGCCGAGCAGCCGCACATTGTCGAGGCGCTTCCTGGCATTGCTGACGCAGTAAAGCAGGAGGCGCATGGCCGTGCATTATCGGCGACCACCAAGCCTCGTGCCGATGAGCTATGGTCGATGGTAAAAGACCCCATGCAGGCTCCTGCTAATTTTGGGATACAGCGGTTTCAGCGAGATATTGGTGGCGATGCGATGGACGCAATGCGGAACGCAGACATTCCAGGCGTTCGTTATGCTGACCAAGGTACGCGCCAAGTGTTGAGCGATTTAGCCGGCGCCGAGAAGGCTCAAGTACAGATGAGCAGCGGAGGCCGTAAGGATTGGGGTGCGTGGCGCGAGGAGATCGAACGGCTCAAGGCACAACCACAAACCTACAACTACGTCATCAATGACCCGAGTATCATCGACATCTTAAAAAAATACGCGCTTCTTGGCGTACTGGCCCCAGGCCTCGCTGCTCAGTTTGCGCCACAGCAACA